GAACCCGAGGATTCATCGCTGAAGAGTTTCTATTTTGAGTCATAGTACATTCCTCCTCTAAATTGGCCGACAACGGTTTCTTCTCCATCAATCCATTTGATGGTAAATAAAAAAGGTGACTCCACTTTGATGTGAATCACCCAGGCTCTCATGAAAGAGATATCTAGTATTTTGTTAATTGCTTTATCTGAACCCTTTAATTCCTTCAATCGGTTTAGGGATGTTTCTCTAAATTCATAGTCCTTATCGAAGTCTTCCCATAACTTAGCTTTTGTTGCGATTTCTTTTTCAACTTCTTGTCGCTTTTCTTTTAATGCTTCAGTATCAAGGTTTTCAAGAATTGCCTTATTCTCAGCAATGAGGCATTTTTCCAGTTCAACTCGAAGTAGGTTTTGCTCTCGTTCCCTGACAGCTTCAGCAGTGGATAGTTCTTTTGTTAGCTGCTTTATCAATAGTCCGTCGTTGGTTCTTTGATTGATGTTGTAGCGTTTTTCAAAACCTTCCCTTAGCAGCTTCTCGATTTGCTCTTCTTCAATAGGATCCGCTTCACAAAGCAACTCGCTTTTTACATTAGAAGAGCATCGCCATATTGTTTTCTTAATATTTTTACCGAAGCGATGAAAGTTCTTTCCGCAATGGGTACAAATTACTCTGCTGGTAAAAGGTGTTTTATCATAATCGCCCCTATTAAATTCAGATTTATTATCTCCTAGTATTTCTTGAACTTTTTCATAGTCTTCTTTTGAAACAATGCCTTCATGGTGGTCTTCTATATAATACTGGGGTTTATGTCCTCTATTAATTATCGTTCTGTGTGTTCTAAAATCGAGTGTACAAGTCTTTCTGCTTAGTGCATCACCAGCATATCTTTCATTGGTCAGCATGCTTTTGATGTTATTATTATTCCAGTCAATCTCACCAGAACGTTTCTTGTAGCCTCTTCTTATAAAGTGTCTGGCTATCTCTGTCATGTTATATCCATTAAGAAAAAGGTCATAAGCTTCTCTTACAATCTCGGCTTCCTTTTCAACGATAATCCATTCTTTATCCTTGTTTACCTCATAGCCAAAGAGCTGTCCTGCAACAACTTCGCCCCTCTCAAAACGCTTTGTAAAGGCCCAATCAATATTCTCCGATGTAGCTCGGCTTTCTTCCTCAGCAAAAGTTGCAAGAATTTTTATGAGCAGTGAACTGGTCATATCTTTGGTGTTCAATCTCTCTTTTTCGAAGATTACGTGGACGCCCTTTTCAGTGAGCTGTCTCACAATATCCATTGTATCCACAACATTCCTTGCAAATCTTGATATGGATTTGCAGATAATCAGGTCAATTTCTCCATTCATCGCATTTCTAATCATCCGGTTAAAACCGATTCTCTTTGACATATCTGTACCTGATTTACCTTTATCTGAGTATACACCAGCATAATACCAATCAGGATTTGACCTGATGTAGTTGGTGTAATGAATGATCTGATTCTCTAGTGAACCTAGCTGTAGCTCTTCTTCACTACTCACCCGGCAGTAGGATGCAACTTTTAGCTTTTTTGTTCTCAGTTGTGTGTTGGCATCATTCCATCCTACTGGTTGATTAATAACGGTTACTGACGATCTTTGTACTGGTATTTCCTGAACTCTTGCATAATTCATCCTCATTTCCTCCTTTCCTTTTTATCCCTTGGTTCGTATCATGTTGCATAATTTCTTTAGCCCCAAGGTCAAAAATAATAATGCTTAAAACCCTAGAATCAAAGGTTCCAAGCCTTGTTGCGTATTACATATATCACTCTAAAACGAGTATTTATCAAGTCATTTCTACTATATAAAGGGATAAAAATAAGCCGATGCTATAGTGATAACACCGGCTCCAATTTTGCGATTTTTCTTCTAATCATACTTCATGTAAGCATCAAATCCAGCCTTCTTCAGACGGGCCATAAGGGCTTCTGCATTCTTCTTTTCGCTGAAGGCTCCTACTTGTACCCGGTAGTATTTGGTATCTTGCTTCTTCTCAGGTTCGACCTCCACACCAGCACTGACCATTTCAAGATTGTCTTTATCAACCCAAGTCATAATACCGGCCTTCTCATCCATGGTGCTTTTGAGAATGGTTTTACCAAGAAGAACACATTCCTTGCCGCCTTTGATCACAGGTTTTCCATTAAACACATCCTGAGTGATTAAGTGATAGTTCCATTTCACCCAGTTTGGAATGATAGGACCGCCTGGATAATAGGTTCTGGCAGACGCTTTGATTTCTACGATATTGCCTGTTTCAAAGACCTCTTTACCTTCACCTACATTCTCCAGCGCCTTCTTTACTGCAGCTCTAAAGGTATCCATATTCTCTCCATGCTTTGGAAACCAATGGCCCACATCTGAATGATTTGATGCGATTCCTTTCTTGTTCCCTTCCGCATGGCTGATGATGTCTTTCTCGGTCAGACCATACTCTCTGCAGAGATGGACACAAAGGTTCACTGCATTTTCCCAAGCCGCTCTAAAGTAGGCTTCATTTTTCTTCACATCATAGCCTACCATCTGATTCTTAGAATAAGAAAACCCACCCGGCTCGCATATCTCAAAACCGATGTGGGTATCATTTGCTTTGCCGCCTGCATGCCAGCCTCTGTGGTTCCAAGGCAGGTACTGCCAGATTTCCTTATCATCCAGGAAGGCATGGACACAGACCTGTCTATTGATTTCACCAGCCTTGTAGGATTTGTTCCATCTGCTGAACCAGTCAGCAGCCATCACTCCCGGGGTGGCAGTAGAATGAACCATAATTCCTTTAGGTGTTATCTTTCTGCCTGCTGTATAGCAATCATTCCTAGTCATGTATTTTGACTTTAAATTACTTAGTACCATTCTTATCGCCTCCATCCTTTAACTGCTCTAGGATGTTCTTCAATTTATCTGGCACCGGCAATCCTAATCTTGTGCCATTTTCAATAATACTTATACCTTCATTGGATAAGTAGAAGAAAATCACTGCGGTTCTAATAGCACTGCCATCTCCGATAATGTTCTGATCAATGATGTGTGCCACACCGACTAATGAGAAAATAACGACCTTCTTAAAAATACCCTGAGCACCTATATCACTGGATAGGTGCTTTTCAATCACCGCGCACATGACACCTAATAGATAATCAACCACCGCAAAAGCAATCAGAGCATACAAAAATCCATCATATCCGCCTAGAAAATAACCTAACCAGCCACCAACAGCTGCAAATATAATCTGAATAACATTCCACATTTCTCTCATTCTCGTTCCCTCGCTTTCATAAAATTTGTATATAAAAAGACGCCCGGTCAAGGACGTCATAGTTTTCATTAATAAGCGCCGAAATAAACATAACCACTGGCCTTTACGTAGAATCCTTCACCCGGAATGTAGATAGCACCATCAAAGGTGTCATACTGACTGGTGGTGAACCCTGGCTGCTCTACACCCTCCCAATACAGCCCATCATTGGAGACGCAGAGCATACTCTCTTTCAGAAGGGCAAACTTCCCCCAGTCCTCCATCCAGATGATGTTCCTTGGATTTGGAATGTTGTTATTGGCTAGATCCCCCACCCAGGAAAGATTGGTCTCTGTAATCTGGGTGGCATCATCATTCATCACGCAGAGCTTCACATAGTAGGTATAATCACCGCCCACATTGGTGTAATTGAACTTCATCACAAAGAGGACATCATTAACAGACCGGATAAACATATACTGGGTGTCATTCACATCCTCTGGTATGGTCGTGGTCCAAAGACCTGGACTGGCTGAGCTAGCTATCGCTATAGATTTATCGCCACCAACCACGCCCACAAAGTTTCCTTTATGTGTGGTCAGGTATTTGAATATCGGTACCGAGGTACCATCGGATCCAACCAAGGTCCATGCAGTTCTTTCCTCTAAAGAATCAAAGCTGTAATAAACCGGTGACTTGTAATACCACCAGCTGACCACACCGGAATTTATATTCATGTCATAAGCCCCACAGGTCATGGCATTATAGGCTCCGGGACAATACCCAGCATTGTGCCAAGTGATGCCATCAAAGGAAGCGATAACATTGGCAAGGCCCACAATCTTGGCAATGAACACACCATTCGCTGCATAGAGAATCTCCGGCTGGCCATAGCTCCACCAAGGAACGCTGACCACGGTCCACTGCTTTGTGGTCTTATTCCAGTAGGACATATAAGGAGTCTTGGCGTAATAAACTGCGATCTGTGCGTTGCCATTATCATAAACATTGATCTGAGTTTCACTGCCATACTGGGTGTAGCCAAAATTGTTATAATATTTCTTGGTCCAGCTCAAAGTTGGAATGGTAAAGAGGACCTCACCCCTACCACCAAAGGCTGTCCAAATAGCCAAGGTATTATTAAACTTACTGTCATAGGTCATGGTATCAGCCCTCCTTTATACTTTCGTGACGCTGGTGATTCTACCACCACTATCCACGGTGTAGTTATAAGTTGCTGTTGTTCCATCTGCATATTCGATATAGAAACTCATCATATCCACCGTTAAAGTGGATACTTCCTTTAATAGAAGCTCTGAAAATATGTTATCTAGGGTAACGCTTGTAATTCTTCCTCCGCTATCGGTGGTGTATTGATACTGGGCATGATACTGATGGGTATCTCCCTTTTCCACGGTATAAGTCACATCGATGGTAGTCTCCGTCACCACCAGATCAGAGACGATGGTATAGGATACCCCCAGGTCATTCACCTGGTTTTGAATGTCATCCACCGAGCTTCCCACATTATTTAGAGAACTCTCAATTCTATAGAAAGTATCTGAGATACTGGGTCTATACCTCCCAACTTCCACCCGGATGTTGTAGCGATAAAACGGGTTATATTCTAGGGAGATGATTCTCGTTTTTACATTGATTCCAAGCGGATTAAAAACAATCTGTACATTATCTCCTACTGCAAGATTTAAGAGCTTGAAAAATGAAATATCATATGAGGATGAGTTCTCCCTGGAATCGTAGGAGACCGCTACATTGGTGACATTCTTTGAACCCATCACCGGGATATAATTGGTACTTCCCCTGTGGCTTCTAATGTTGATGTTGTAGCCATCGTATTCAATCTCTCCCCCAAGAATGGCGATGTACTGCATAAGGGCAGCTCTTCTTGATACCTCCTGGTTAATCTTCATGGTTATACTTTCTGTAAAATCCACCACCCCAACAGCAAAAGGAGTTCCTGTCAAAACTTGCCCCAGTCCTGTTGCCGGATCACCAGTAAAATCAAACTCGGTGATATTATACATCTCATGATTAAGTACATAGGACACATGCTCACAAACTACTGAACAGATAGGAAGGCTGCCCTGAAGGCTTTTTGATATCTGAACAATTTCAAAATACTGGTCATCCAGTTTTGCTATCTGTTTTACCTTAAGTGCCAGTGCTGATTTCGCAAGCACCGTAAAGGAAAGGGTATATTCTCCCTCAAGCGTTCCCCTGACATTGGCGCTCATAACTTTCTTGATCGTTTGAATAAGTGTTGAACCTGCATATATTTCAATCAAGGCTTCTCCTCCTCTCTGTTTTAGCTTCCCGCCACTCCAAGGTTTCTAACGGTAACAGTATTTTGATTCCACTGAAGTTGAGCAATAACACGAGTTAATATGTTTCCATCAATAGTCAATGGAATCGTTACATCAAAAACAGCCCCTTCAGAGCCGCTTAAACTACCTGTCACTTGAGAGTTCAAATCCAAATCAAAATCTGTGGGAATGACTCCTTGCATATCTTTTTCTACACCACTCATAGCTTCCGTGAATCCTTCTCCGATACCCTCACTCATGTTGGCGCCAATCCCAGCGAACACTTTAGAAGGTGAACGGATACCAAGAACGCCTTTGACTCCTTTAACAATACCGCCGACCATGTTATCGACTTTCCCTTTCAGCCAGCCAATCATGGAAGAGATACCATCCCATAGACCTCTAGCGATATTTCGTCCCACATCCATCATGGATGGAATAGCCCTGCCAAGCCCTGTCACGATAGCAGTGATTATCTGTGGAAGCTGACCGACAAGCTGTGGAATAGCTCTAATTAATCCTGCTGCTAACTGAATGGTAAGCTGCACACCCATCTCGATAATCTGTGGCAGATTACTTGTTATAAAGGTGATGATGCTATTGATAATCTGTGGCAAAGCATTAATCAGAGTTGGTAGTGAACTCAGTAGTCCCTGGGCCAGACCGCTTATAATCTGAAAAGCGGCATCTAGAACTAAGTCCAGGTTATTGATCAGTGTTTCTACAATAAGTATCACCGCTTCTACAATGGACGGAATCAGCTCCGGCAAGGCTTCACCAAGACCCGTGGCAAGGGTCACAATCATCACAAGGGCCGCTTCTACTAATGCTGGCAAATTAGCGATAATACCATCCACCAAGGTGAGCACTAGTTGAAGCGCCCCTTCTGTAATTTGCGGTAGGGCTTGAATCAGTCCGCCCACGATGGTCATGATAATATTGGTTGCCGCCTCTATCAGTGTGGGTAGATTATCTAAAATCCCGTTGACTAGCGCTATCACTAAATCCGGTGCCACTTCCGCAATGGCTGAGATAAGACCTGTTACCACCTCAAGGATTTGAGGGAGGATAATAGCAATTTGTTCTACCGTCTCTTTCGCCCCTTCTTTTAACTGCTCTGCTGCTCCCTCTTGGCCAGTGATAAGTCCTGTAAGACCATCAAGGATCATAGTAAATCCAGGAAGAAGCTGTGAGGTGATGTTGTTTTTCACACCTGCAAAAGAACGAGTAAGATTATCCATTGCGTCGGTATAATTAACCGCAGCATCAACAGATTCATCACTCATTACCAGCCCCAGTTCACTTGCTTTATTCTTAAGAGCATCAGTGCTTTCTGCAGTCTGGTTAAGAAGGGCTCCAAGTTCAACAGATGATGTTCCGAAAAGGTCATTGGCAATAGCAGCTTTTTCTCCTTCATCAGCTATTCCTTGAAGGCCTTTTACGGTCATCTCAAAGACTTCTTCTCGGGATTTACCCTGAAGGTCTTCCATGGAGATACCTAGTCTCTTGAACTTTTCAGTAGCAGAAGCACTTCCCTGAATGGCCTCATCCACGGTGCTGTTAAGTTTCTTCATTCCAGTTTCTAAAGATGAGATACTGGCACCATTTTGGGATAATACATAATCCCATTCCTGATAGCCTTTTCTGGAAAGACCGATTCTTTGACTGGCTTTATCCACTTCATCTCCGGCAGCGGCAGCATCATTTGCCATATCATAAAGCTTTTTTCCCGCAGTTACAGCTGCTGTTCCAATGGCTGCCATAGCCACTCCGATCCCTGCTGCAACGCCTTTCATAACGGACCCTAGTTTTTCAAACTTTCCACCGGCATCATCTGCAACCTTCGCTGAACCCTTGATTTCATCTCCGAATTTATCTGCTTCTTTTCCTGCCTCATCGAACCCATCGCTGGCTTCGTCGAGGGCTTTATTGTTTTCATCCAGCTCCCGCTCCATCTTGTTAAGATCTGCATTAGCGTTATTTAGTTGGATCTGCCAGGCTTTGGTTCGCTTATCATTCTCTCCAAAGGATTCGGCGGCATTTTTAAGGGCAGATTCCAGGGTGCTGATTTTATTCTTCTGAGCATCAATCTCTTTATTCAGGACTTCGTTTCTTGCAGTCACTGCTTGTATGGATTTATCCTGTTTATCAAACTGGGATGTGACAACCTTCATTTCAGAGCCTAAGACTTTGAAGTCACGGTTGATTTCCCGAAGAGAATTCTTGAACTCCTTTTCCCCTTCAACGCCGATTTTCAGGCCAAAATTGTCACCGGCCATAGTGCCTCACCTCCTCCCAGGCATAAAAATAGACACCTCATTTGAAGTGTCTCGTAATTTAACATTTAGATTTTCAATGTAACAGTATCGTTGTTATATTTGAAGCATTGTATATTATATTAATTTGTCATTTTCGTTCGTATAAGTACTAATATCTACGCACAAAAAAGACATTTACAACCACGAAGGAATCACATCATCAATAAAATATTCCTTTCTCGGTTTTGAGATACCAATAAACTGTTTATGACATTCCCATAAATCCATAAGGTATCCAATAGGCATCAGCCACACCTCGACTTCTTTTCTGTTAAGATGGGCTGTGCCGTAATAGATCAGTCGGGTAAACAACTCCTCATCACTTACCCGACCACCTCGTTTTTTGAGGGCTCACTCTCCACATTTCTCTTGGTCCCCTTCATCATACTGGCCATGATGGAGTTCTTATAATT